GGGATCTGACTGTGTACTTTTCAAAATTGATTGAGAAGAAAAAAATTAGGTAGGTTTTCGTACTAATTGAATTGTTTTACGTTTAACACGTTTTTTGGAAATTTCCGAAAGCTTCACTGTCGGGCCTTCAACTATTTCAATATCCTTTGAATTAAGCGTGACTAAAGTTGAACGGAAATATCTAAAATCACCTTTCAAGAATATATTAATTGGTAATTTTCTATTGGATTCGTGCCACCAAATTTCCCCGCATTTTAAAAAATACATTTTATCTTTTGGTGAAAATAATCTACCATAATCGTAAAAACTAATGACATTTATATCTTGGTTTTGTACTATTCCAACATATTCTAGATCCCCCTTACGAATAAGGCTAAGAAATGGAAATTTATCCCTTAATGTTTTAAAAATTTCGTTCATGCTCTATCTATAAATACTGTTAAATATGTATTATGCAAACAGTATCAAGGTATTTACTAAATCAATTGGTAATTGCTTATGTAAGTGGTTATCATGGAAGGAATTCTAACGTGTATAATAGACGTATCACGCTACATAGAGGGGTCAATAATCCGTTAAATTTTACATTTAAAAATGAGGATCAAAAGGCCCAGGATATAGTATCTAAAACATATGAATTCAATATGATCGATACGGACTCCAAAAAGTCCGTTTTGACCAAAACTCTTACTATATTAGACGACGGATCTACTGTAAGCACCAAAGGTGACGCCAGCTGTACTATCACAGAAGGCGATCTACTAGAATTAGACGCTAAGTTCTACAACTTTGCAGTGCGAGAAGTGAAGTCGGATAATAGTCGTGAAGTTACTTATTCTGACACTGGCTATGCGGCGGCAGGCACAATTGAACTACTAGATGGAGCATATCCAGAATTTGTTCCAAGCACAAGCATTTCAACATTTTCAACAGGTGGACCATTGGCAAGAAAATCGGGTGCTATTGATGCTAGACCAGGCATAAACAATAATCAAGCATTACACACAATTGCGGTATACAAAACAAGCTTCACGGGATCGTTTAGAGTACAGGGTACAATGGCTTCGTCACCGGATGATGCTGATTTTTTTGATATTACTGTTGACGGACAGTCAAGCGGCACTATCAGTTTCACTGCAAGCTCAACGACAGATTATTTTACATTTACCGGTGTTTACCAAAATGTAAGATTTGTTTGGGGTAACAACCCCGATTCAACCACAGGAAAGATTGACAAAGTACTTTATAGAGCGTAAACTATAAAGTATGAACCTGATCCAGAACACAATTCTGACGGCTTTGCCTGCGAACAAAAAGAAAACTCCTTCTGGTTGGATATCATTTAACGCTCCTTGCTGTGTACACAATGGTGAAACACAAGACAAAAAGAAACGTGGTGGCATAATGACAAGTGTTGACGGAACAATCTCATATCATTGTTTTAATTGTGGATATAAAGCAAATTATGTGATAGGACGAAAACTAAATCAAAAGATGAGGACGTTTATGAGCTACATTGGTATTCCAGATGACACTGTGAAAAAGTTAGCCATCGAAGCAATGCGTCATGAGCAATCAGATACAAAATTTGAAAAGAAAAAATTTATAAAATTTAACAAAACTGAATTGCCGAAAGGAAGTAAGAAATTAGAAAATTGGTTAGAAAAATACAATACACTATCTACAATTGAAAAAAATAATATTGATAATCTGATTACATATTTGACTAGCAGAGGCATTGGTCCTGATTGGTATGACTTTATGTACAGTGACAGCACGTACTGGGACACAAACAAGCGAGTTTTGATTCCATTTTATTGGAGAGGTGATATTGTAGGATGCACAGGCAGAATGTTTGAAAAGTCTGATAAGGTAAAATACTTTACAGATGTACAACCAGGTTACGTATTCAACATGGATGCACAAGATTGGACAAGGAAGTTTGTCATTGTCACTGAAGGTCCATTTGATGCAATTACCATTTCTGGTGTAAGCATACTCGGTTCGGAGATAAATGATGTACAGCGAGAATTAATTGAAGGGTTGAATAGACAAATTATTGTAGTGCCGGATCGGGATAGACCAGGAGAAAAATTGGTGAATCAAGCAATCGAGTTTGGCTGGAGTGTTGCATTTCCAGAATGGCATGATTCGGTTGAAGATGTGGCTGATGCCGTGTTAAAATATGGAAGATTATTTACAATGCAATCAATATTACAAAGCACAGAAACAAGTAAACTAAAGATTAATTTAAAAAGAAAGATGTATGGCTGATTATAGTTTTGATGTACAAAAGTTATATTTAGAAATGCTATTAGCAGACGCTGAATCGTTTGCGAGAGCCCAAAATATATTCAATCCAAATAGTTTTGATCGTAAATTGCAACCAATTGCAAAATTTATAAAAGACTACATGGAAGAATACAAAGTAATGCCTGATGTAGATCAAGTAAACGCTAAACATGATATAAAATTTAAAACAGCTAAAGATCTAGATCCAAGCCATTTCAATTGGTTACTAGATGAATTTGAAACGTTTTCAAGACACAAAGCACTAGAACGTGCAATATTACAGTCGGCCGACTTGCTAGAAAAAGGCGACTATGCTCCAGTGGAGGACATGGTTAAAGATGCAGTAAGTGTTGGACTGACAAAAGATCTTGGTACAGACTACTTTGAAGATCCAAAAGGTAGATTGGAGAAACTTAAGAACTCCAATGGACAAGTCAGCACAGGTTGGCCAAATCTCGATAAGAAACTGTTCGGTGGATTTAACCGAGGCGAACTAAACATTTTTGCAGGTGGATCAGGCGCAGGTAAAAGTTTGTTCTTACAGAATCTTGCAGTGAATTGGTCAACTGCTGGTTTGAATACTGTGTATATCTCTTTTGAATTAAGCGAAGAACTGACAGCTATGAGATTAGATGCAATGATGACTAATATTCCTACTAAAAAAGTATTTCCAGAAATAGATAATGTTGAAATGAAAGTAAAGATGTTAGCTAAGAAATCAGGACAGCTACACATAAAATATTTGCCAAGTGGCAGTACTATACTTGATGTTAGGACATATATCAAAGAACTAGAACTTAAAACTAAGAAGAAAATTGACTGTATCCTTATTGACTATTTGGATCTTATGATGCCTAAAAGCAAACGTATTAGTCCGGCTGATTTGTTTATTAAAGACAAGTATGTGTCAGAAGAACTAAGAAACTTTGCTGTAGAATCTCAAATGTTGTTGGCTACAGCATCACAGTTGAATAGAGCAAGTGTTGAAGAAATAGAGTTTGATCACTCGCATATAGCAGGCGGGTTGTCTAAGATACAAACAGCAGACAATGTAATTGGTATTTTTACATCAAGAGCAATGAAAGAAAGAGGTAGATATCAAATACAATTTATGAAAACTAGAAGTTCTAGTGGTGTGGGACAAAAAGTGGATTTAGAATTTGATGTCGATAGTTTAAGAATACGTGATCTTGCTGACGATCCAGAATATAAACAGTTTGACAAACAGCGTAGTACAATATATGATTCTTTAAAACAAAAATCAAAAGTAAGTGTTGATAAAACAGATGCACAACCTAAAGTCCCGGATCCAACTAAAGGGGATGAAATAGGCAAAGTAAAAGCAACTGTTGAAGGGGGCAAGCTGAGACAACTACTTAATGAATTGCACTCAGATGAAGAACAGTAACGATATAGAATACATTTACGAGAAACTTAGTGCTCGTTACCCAAATTATTCAAATAAAAAACCTAAAGCAAAAATTTACAGTAGAGCATACACAAGTTTAATAGGTGTAATGTTATCTGCACAATCACAAGATAACAGAACTGCAATTGCTTGTAAACAATTATTTGCATTAGCAGATACTCCTGAAGAGATGATCAAACTAACACAAGACGAAGTTATCAAAGCTATCAAACCAGCTGGACTACACAATGCTAAAAGTAAAAATATTTTAGCAACAAGCAAAATGTTATTAGAAAAATTTAACGGGAAAGTACCACAAACACAAAAAGAACTTATGAGTCTTCCTGGTGTTGGCCGTAAAAGTTCTGATATTGTAATGCGTTTTGTATTTGGTCAACCGCACATAGCAGTTGATACACATGTCTTTAGAATGTTATGGAGATTAGGATGGGCAGACAGTTTAGATGAAGGAAAAGCATCTATAACTGTTAACACCAGCACTCCTGACAAATACAAGTATGGCGCACATATGTGGTTGATTACACATGCTAAAAAAGTTTGTAAATCAAGATCGCCTGAGTGTGATCCTTGTGTTATAAAGGCCGCTTGTGATCGTAGAGATATAACAATTCCAAAAAGTAAACTTCGCCAAAATCTAAACGCATAATAATATACGTAGATAAATAAAATTGCTCAAGGCAATACAGGCAAATTC